GGCCGTAGGCTAAGAAAAGCACCTTACACGGTTTATAATTACGAAGCACTTGATTCTCCAGAAGGTGATGTAGTCAAAGAAGCTGAATATGCAGTCAACAAGAATATAGGTCAGTATGTAAGGTTAACTGAGCCGCCTCCTCCAGGAGTCACAGTTGCAATTGTGCGTAAGACTGGAAACACATGGAGCGATGCAGGAATTGCTCTAGCAAAATCAGGAAGTGAAGTAGCAAATTTCTTGCTATCACAAACTACTGATCTGCCACGATAAATACATGTAGGAAAAAAATTATGACAGACCTTAAGGATTATAACGGAGTCTTGCTACAGGGGCATATAAAAATACATGACCCTGAAACTCAAGAAGTGATCGTCGATAAACGAAATGCTATTCATTACGAAAATATTTCTATATCTCTTGCAGAAAGTCTTGCTAATCAAGGCGAAGGCTGGATATCTGAAATGGCGTTCGGAAATGGAGGTACCAACGTTAACGAAACGGGCATTATCACCTATTTAACGCCTAATTCGACCGGAACAAATGCGGGATTATACAACCAAACATTTTCAAAAGTCGTTAACGATAGATCAGTAAACAATTTAGATCCTGTAAGAAACAAAACAGAAACAAGACACATTAGCGGAACAAATTACACTGACATTGTAGTAACTGCACTACTGGACTACGGAGAACCGGCAGGACAAGACGCATTTGATACTGCTGCCAACACAGAAAGTCAGTATATGTTTGACGAACTAGGCCTTAAAGCATTCTACCACACAGGCGAAGGTAGGTTGCTTACTCACGTTATATTCCACGCTGTACAAAAGAGTCTTAATAGATTGATACAGAGTGATTATACTGTGAGAATACAGTCACTTTCAGGATTTAATGAGGTATAATAATGTCTTATACTATTCCTTACACTGACGAAGCAACTAACGGGACTATTGTAGTAATAGACGGAACTCTTAACACAGAAACTACACTAAAGTTGCCTGGCAGAAATTACACCGGGTATGGCGGTGTTATTGCAGAGAACTTTCTCAACCTGTTAGAAAACTTTTCCAGTTCAAATGCTCCACCTCGACCGGTAGAAGGACAGTTATGGTATGACACTTCTCCGGAAGGTGAGCAATTAAAGGTTTACGACGGAACGGGCTGGGTTCCAGCCGGCGGCTTAAACAAGGCAGATCAAGCCCCCGACGTTACTCGCGTTCAACCAGGCGATTTATGGGCCGATGTTGACAATCAACAGTTATATCTAAATTCTGGATCTGGGTGGGTGCTTGTAGGACCAAGTTTCGCAGATGGCTTATCTACCGGAGTATCACCAAGAACTATCACCGGCGCCGACAATAATGAATACACCATAGTAGTAGTAGAAATTAGAGCTCAAATAATAGCAATTTATTCTGATTTTGAAATAAATCCTAATCCAGATATTCCTGGATTTAATATTCTCAGACCAGGATTCAACCTCAGTAGTCTTAATCTTACTGGCGACGGATCTAATAAAATCTATGGTGTTTCAGAAAAAGCAGAAGCACTTATTGTCGACGGTGTTCCTGTAGCAGGTGCTAACTTTCTAAGAAGTGATGTAACGTCCACTACTCAATTTCCTCTGAATATTAGAAATGATGGTGGCATGTTGATAGGTACAGATTCTAATTTTGGTCTATCAGTAGAAGGACAGGCAAGTATAATTCAAAACAGAGTAGAAGGATCAAACATAGATTTTAGAGTTCGCTCGAGCGGTTCGTCTAAAACTGTTATTAGAGTTGATGCCAGTGAAAATGTAGGTATCAACACTGAATCACCAGACGAGTCTCTAGATGTTTCAGGTAATATTAAAACTGACAGCAATATTATAATAGACGGTGCTACAGACAGCACTTCAATTAGTACAGGATCTATAACAACTCAGGGAGGCGTGGGAATAGGAAAAAGTCTAAATGTAGGCGGAACATCGTCTTTTGCTGATATTGCAACATTTGCAAATGTTATTCCTGATGGAAATAATACTAGGAATCTGGGATCGAATAGCTCAAAATGGCAAAACGTTTTTGCAACTAACTTTGTAGGAAGACTAGTTGGTACAGTAACTGGTTCAGTTATAGGAAATTCAGAAGCAGCAGATAGATTAACTTCTTCTACAAGTTTCAGTATTACAGGCGATGTTGCTTCGGATATTGTGTCTTTTGACGGACAGACCGGCGGCACAACTAAACAGTTTAACACAACTATTAATCCTGATTTTATCACTTCTAAACCGCGCACTACTGTAAGCAATACTGACGACGAAGTTGTAATAAACAGAACCTCGGGTGATACAGGCCTGTTTAAAATTTCAGTAAGAGATTTCTTTGACAGGATTCCTACAAATCCTCCGGGACTATTAGCACCGTATGCTGGCATTGCTGCTCCTGCTGGTTGGTTGTTGTGCGATGGTTCAGAATACAGTCAAGCAGAATTTGGTTTGTTGTTCAATATTATAGGATATTCTTTTGGTTCGAGAAATCTCACGTCAGAAACAGATCCGCAAGGAAGAAGTCTAGCTCAGGCAGGCCTGTTTAAGGTTCCTGACTTACGTGGAAGGCTACCTCTTGGTGCAGATAACATGGGCGGAGTCGATGCTGATGTAACCACAGGATTGTTTGCGGAACAGGTAGGGCAAAAAGGCGGTAGCGAAAACAAAATTATTGGTATACAGAACCTTCCAGAACACGAACACGACTTGCGAGATTCAGAAGGCAAAACTTTTTATGCTGTAAGAGAAGTGCCAGATCTTACTCCAGATCCTAACGTAGAAGATTTTCCAATACCTTACGGTACTGGTCAAGGCCAAGCATTTCCTCAAACCGGAGGCGTTCTTACAAACGAAGACACCGGCGAGCCGTTGGATGTAATGAATCCTGTTCTAACACTTAGCTATATTATTTTTACAGGAAGAACCTAAATGGCGTATAGATTAAACAGAACCAACGGAGATTTACTGGTAGAACTAGCTGACGGTATAGTAGATACTACAAGCCTTGATATTAGTTTAATTGGTAGAAATTACAAAGGATACGGTGAAGTATTCAATGAAAATTTTATACGTCTAGTAGAAAACTTTGCTAACAGTCTACAACCAGATAATCCTATTGCTGGTCAATTATGGTATGATACAAACGAACAGCGCTTAAAAATCTATAACGGAACAGTTTTTGCTCCGGCAGGAGCTCCTGTAGTAGCAGCAAATCGCCCCGAACTGACTATTGGTAATTTATGGATAGATAACGAAAATAGACAGTTATATTTTTATGACGGCAACGAAGCAGGAGAATATACACTTGTAGGCCCCGATTTTAATCGCTTTCAAGGAAAGTCTGGTTGGGAGCCTGTTTCTGTTATTGATGTAACAGAAAGAAGCCAGACTATTTTGTTGCTTTATATAGGCAATGTGTTGTTTGCAGCCTTTACGAACGAAACGTTTAGATTATCAGGATCTCAAAAAATTGCAGGATATCCGGACGATCCTAATGACACAGTATTTCCTAAACGACAATTATTTGTAAAAGGATTTAATTTAGTTGACTCAACAGTTAATTTCTCGGGCGTAGCAGACAGCGCTCTTGCCTTAATCGATAGTCAAGGAAATAGGAAACTAGCAAGTGAATTTCTTTCTTCGACCGGCAATGCTGTTCTTGATGGTACGCTTGCTATACAAAACCAAAATGGTTTGTTGTTGGGTGACGGATCGACACTATTTTCTCAACTTAGACTAGTTAATAATACTACAGTTTTAAGAACTGTGCAAGAAAATGAAGACATTTCACTGCAAACAATCGTAGGTAGTAGTTTTAGAGATGCTGTTTACATTGACGGTTCTGCTGCTAAGGTTGGGATTTATCGTACTAATCCAGAATACGAACTTGATATAGAAGGAGATGCAAGAGTTTCGCAGGATCTTATTGTGTCTGGAAATCTTACAGTTGATGGAAATGCAACATATGTCAATGTAAACAATCTAAGAATAGAGGATAAAAATATTGAACTTGCTGCCACTGACCAAGGTGTAGTAGGAGACGATGCTGCAGTCGACAGTGCAGGTGTAATTGTAAAGTCGTCAGAAGGTGATAAAACTCTTTTATACGACGATACGACAAAAACCTGGACAGCTAATTTAGATTTCAATCTTGAAAGTGCAAGTGGTTCATATAAAATTGACGATACTATTGTAATTTCTAAAACTTCCTTAGGCAGTGCAATAACGTCTGCTACTGGCCTTAACGAAATAGGTCAGCTTGTTTCTCTAGATGTTGACAATATAAATCTTGATGGTAATACACTCTCTACACAAAATGCAGGTCTAATTATAGACTCTGCAGGTGATGTTTCTTTAAGTTCAAACAAAATTACAAATCTCACCGATCCGACACAGCCGCAAGATGCTTCAACTAAGAAATACACAGACGAAACTGTTGCGTCAGCGCCAGTAGCTTTGATTCTAGATACAACCGGACTTCAATTGCCCAGTGTTTCTAATCCATATGAAGATGTAAAAGACATACTTGAGTCTATTTTACCTGCCTCTCTTAAACAGGAAGGCACAATTGCTAGAATACATTGCACTTCTTATACAGGCACTGTCATAACAGGTATTGATGTAGCAGGT